TGATGAGAAAAGAAATTAAAGTATTAAGAATAACAGGGGTTAATATGGTTAATGGCGAGTCTCGTGAAACTAATTTACCCATTGAGAAAGAAGTTTTTAAAGATCGTGATGAGTTGGAAGCATTCAGGGCGGAACTTGAGAAGAAAACGGAGTTTGAGCACATTCTCTTAACTTATATAGCAGACTGGGAAACTAATAAATCGTAAAATATGGCGTACACGCGTGTTAATCTTTTAGAGCGAATTGTTGAGATACAAAATCTGACGCTGGAACATAAGAAAACCGGCGCTTCACAGAAGTGGATTTTTGATAATTTTATTAAAAAGCAATATAGGATTAGCCGATCCACATACAATAGTTATCTTGCCATAAACGCAAAGGCACAGTTAAAAAAAATCAAACAGCAGTATTAAAAGATTTACTATTTTTGAAAGGTATTAAATTGACAAAAACATTATAACAATACAAAATAAAGTTATGAAAACAAGACTATTAATTATTTCAACATTACTGTTTTTGGGTGTGGGTGTATTTGCCCAGATAACAGTTAAAACCGCCGCTATGCCTGTTGTTAAGCATGTTTACGATAGCACTGTAAATGTTAATCTTGAAGACTTGCAAGGTATGAAGGGGCAAACAATATTTTTTCCTCCAACATCTTCCGGAAAAGAGGTTGCTTTCGACAAAAGTTTTGCGTGGACGGTAATTTATAGTGATTATAACCATAAAAGTGGTATTAACACAAATAAGTGTGTTTCAAATAAATATTTTATTATAAATGATGTTTTACCGCATAATTACGATTTAACTTCTAAAAATGACACGGTATTTTTTAAGTTGGCGAATAAGGATAATGATTCCATTATTTATTACAAAATGGGTAAAGAAGATGATGGTTATCATTATTATCATGAATTACCATTTATAACTCAGGGTTATTATGAAAAATTAAAAAGTAAAATAGGTGAGAAGTATCATAAAGATTCACACTATTCCGATAAAAAAGTTTACGAAATTAATACGGGAGAGGAGATACTACTTAAGGAAAACGAAATATATACAATATCTGATGTTATTGTAACCAATACTGGTGAGAAGTTTTTAAAGCCGGCGTTTGTTTTAAAGACCAGTTCCGGAAAGGAATTTATACGATCTGATTTTAATTGGTTTAAAAAGGTTAAATAAAAAAAGCCACCTACTGGGTGGCTTTTTTTATTTCCGCTATCTGCACTACTGGCTTTGGCGTGGTGTTTTCTACCGGCATCGCTGAGGCATCGGTAACCGTGCATTGGTAAACGATCCTGTATTCACGTATACCATCATCCCGCTTTACGCGTCCCGTAGATATCCTGGTTAAAAGCCCGTATTGTTGTCCCGGGCTCCATCCATGCAAAGCCTTGTGAATATTATCTATAATCCGCCATATGGATACGGCCGCCGTTTTCTGTGCTGCCGGAGCTCGCAGGCTGGTATTGGTAAGCTTCAGGTCGGCCACCCTTATGTTGATATTCATTGGCCCGTCCTGTACGAGTTTTCCTTGGTTCTTCCATGAGATATTATCAATATCTACCAGCACTCCCGGAAATTTTATCGGAGGGTTGGGACTGTAGTAATCCAACTGCCCCCAATCTTCATCTATGTATTTTATGGCAGTTTCTTTTGTTGCAAGGCGGGTAATTATCGCCGTTAAAATGTCATTTATCATCTTTTTAAATGTTGTTTAATTTGTGTTGAAACCTCTTTTATATTAGCATCAGCCACCCGTTTTACGGCGGCGTCAACCTGTGGATGCGGCCCGATGAACCGGCGTGGCCTTATGGTAAGTTTATCGCCAACCTTTTTTAACGCCAGGGCTTTCCAGTAGGCGGCCTCTGTGTTTAATCTCCTATTCCGGGCGGTATTGTTTGCCGATCGGGTTTTTATGCTATATATCATTCCTCCGGCAAGGCTGTAATACATCGCCCAGAAGTATTTTTTCATTTTAGCGGTAATGGTTATATCTCCACCTTCGTTCTGAATTTTAGCATATGCCATAGAGTTTGTAAAATTTATACCACTACCCTGCACCTGTGCTCTGTCCCCGCGACGTAGCGCCGCTGATCGCATCATCAGGCTACCGCGTTTATTGGGTATTATGGTTTCCGGCCACGGCTGATCAAAAAACGCTTTACGCTCAAAGTTCCGGTCAAACTCATCGAAAAGCTCTACTTTTAAATCATTCAAAAAAAATTTAAAAAAATTTTGTGCCATTTGTCGAAATTGATTAAAAGCGTTGTATCTTTGTAGTCCAAAGAATGACCTTTCAAGTTATCGTAAGCGAAAGCACACTACGAAGGCGACAGAAGGGTCATTTTTTCATTTAAACCTCATATAATACAGAAAAACACCATCTGGATTAACCTTACATTTTAATTCTATTGTTGCCCCATCGTTTTCATATTCATAAACCTTAACCGTTGACGCTTTTACATGTTTAGGCTTTTCATCGTGAATATATTTTGCATTTTTAATTAGTTGATGGGCTTTTTTTGATAATTCGAGTTTTTCAATATACCGCTTATCCTCTTTGTGCTTACCAATTATTTCATTATAGAATGTTTTATTAACAATTACCGGTTCATTAATATCTGTCCTTTGAACCTCAAACCTTTTAGCTTCAAATTTTCCAACCTTCTTAGTGGGTAAGTTGTTTTTATACCATTTTACTAAGTCCTGAGCGGCTTCGGTTTTTTCAATGCTACTTTTTTTAAGTCCATCAATAATGTTTTTTACCCGTTCACTTACTTGCCGGTAAGGATGTTTTGGAGGGAATATAACTCTTTGTTTGCCCGGATTAAAGCGGAATATCTCAGCGATATTATTACCATTTTTATCAAGCTGGGTGGTGGCAAGTTCTCCCTTTTGCTGTGCGTCGGCACTGTTACTTACCGGGTATTTTCCTTTACGAACCAATACAACAAAACATCGGCATCGCCATCCGTTCAATGGGTAATATTTATCCCAAAACGGATTATCAAAAGGCAGGGTAATAAATGCCAATACGCGGTGAGAATTTCTTACCTTATTATCTCCTGCCGTACGGTACTGCAGATCATACCTGTCGCTTTCTTTTTCAAAATCGCTCCAGTGGGCGGCCATCTGTGCAGACTGGGTGGCAAACTGGTATTCTGCCTCCAGGTATTGTTCGTTATAGGTTTTATGGATTGCCTGTACTTCACGTGTAAACTGCGCCAGAGGCTTTATTTTACCGTCTTCTGTGGTGAGTAATCCGGAGGCTTCTTTTAGCTCCGCATGCGTTTTACAGCCTGAAAACAGGAACACATCATTCCGCAGTTTATCCAGCATCTCTGCTGGCGGCTCGTTATCGGTAACGCCTTCACTAACACCCTTATTTAAAACGCGGCTGGTCTCGTCTATAAGTTTTCGTAAGGGTTTATCTTGAAGCATTTCCGGCTCATACTTACCCTTACTGTGCAGGTATTGTATAGCCTTGTCGAAAGTTTTTTTATTAAAACCAATGTTATTACCCGACGCGCTTGCCGAAAGGTTGTGGTACCCTATATTATAGAGCCCCGCTAATTGGGCATGAAGTTTAACGGAGCTTACTGAAAATTTGGGTTTGTAGTTTTCTGTTTAAGTCCCGTAACTTCAATGCCGAATTTTTGTTTAATCCATTCCGGGTCCACGTCCATATATGGTAAAAATCCTATGGTGCGGGTATATAACTCTCCAGTATCCTCTTGCGGCTCGTGTTCGTAGTGTAATCCGTCAGGTATTAATCCAATGCGGAACAGTGCCGGTAGCACACGTTCGTTCATATACATCGCCTCCGTCCGCTTATCAGCTTCCGCGATGGCTGTGAGCATACTTACTGAAACCTTTTCCTTACTTTCGTTGCCATTCTTTGTATCCTGTCCAATCACCGCGCCGCTGAATAACAGGGACATTTCATTATTACACAACCTTATCAGATTATTGTAAACGTCGCCGTTGGTGTCGGCTCCTTTAGCAAACGCAAACTCTTCCGTTTCATCAATCACAAACCAGGCAGCCGCCCCCATGTCGCGCATCATACTTTCAGCACGTGTAAGCATGGCGGCGTCCTGAGTGTTTGTTTTTAATACTCTGGGAGGGATTCCATAAATTTCACAAAGCTCACTCCAGCAACTCTGCGCAAAGCGTTTGAAAAGAACATGAGGAATTGCTTTGTTTAACAGCCCGTAATCTTTGATATTTCCAAATTCGAGCAACCAGGTGCCATATTCTTTTGTGTTACGATAATCATCCCCCTTGTCGCTTGTTTCATCGTAAAGCAGTATTCCTTTTTCAGGAATAATGTTAGTGCGGGGAATTAATATTACCTTAATGCCACTATCATCAGTAATCAACTCAACAACTGTTGTGCCGTAAAACTTACTGTCAATCATGTGACCCCTTAGTTCATTAAAGAAAGATGCACTTTTCAGGATATCTGTACTTGCCTGGTCAATTTCTCCGGAGTCAGTTTTGAGCACAAATGGGGCTGACTGTGTAATCAGTTTGCGGTTTTCAATCTGCGATGTAAGTAAGGCGTCCTGTATAATATCATTATACAGATACTGAAGTTTAACCCGCTTAGGATTATCTGCACTACCGGCCTGTCTTAATGCTGCCTGTCTGGTTGCGATATCCTGACGTGCGATACTGATACTTTTAGGCGCTATTTTTGCCGCATAGCCATCCTTACGCTTTATAGTGCTTTGCTGTGCGTTAGTTGTAGTTTTAATGGCTGGTTTCTTTTTCTTGCTCATTTCTGCACTTTAATTTTAATAATCATGGTTAAACTTTTCGCGACTGCCAAAACGAAAGGGTTTTCCGCTATCATCTGTCTCCGCTGTGGCTGCCAGTACCGGAAGGCTTGGTGATATAGCGGGAGCATTGTGGTATTTGCCGGTTCCTGAAACTTTTTCAAGCCAGTCTATAGCTCTATCGTACCTTTTCTGAACCTTTTCCTCAATAATATCCACATTACTAAGCCTGCATACGTAATATACAGCCATGCTTTTACATAACTCCAGCACCAGTGCGTTCCTGTTTGTGCCCTCTGAACCAAAGATGGCAGCGACATCGTACCGCGGTCTCCCGTCGCGCCAGCGGCTTTGACCGCTTGGACTAAGGTAACTCTTCATTTCTTCCACGGCTGCATCTATGCTCATTTGAACGATGTCGTTGTCAGTTTCGGTTATTTCGTCAA